TAGTTTGAGACGTTGCGACAGACAGCACGGTTGGCCCCAAAGGTCGAGCGCGTCGCCGCCTTGCGCGCGTATCAGAACTGCCGCAAGGCAATCAAGGCCGCCGCAGGCTTTGCGCCGGTTGCCCAGACCAAGAAGCATCAGCCAAAGTTTGCAGCTGCTGAGCTCGGCTATCGTGAGAAGGATAACGGCTATAACAGCAAAGAGCGCGACAGCTTCGACGTGCATGGCCCGGCGACAGCAAGCGCAGCCGACTGGGCCGGCCATCGGTATGGCGGGCAGGCGATCAAACCCTCATTAGAGCCGATCATCGTCTTTCAGAAGCCGTACGACGGATCGCCAGTGGATAACATCACCTCGACCGGCGCGGGCGCGCTGTGGATAGATGGCGGGAGGATTGGCACGGATGAACTATCACAGCATGGTCGTAACGACAGCGACAACAATAGCATGACGGGCCGGAATTATGCCGAGCCTGCTGGGCGCAACTGGGCCGGCCGATGGCCCGCGAATCTTGTGCTGACGCATGCGCCCGAGTGCAACGGCGTCTGCGTCCCATCCTGCCCAGTCGCGCGGCTGGGTGCCCAGAGTGGCGAGCTGACAAGCGGATCGCGTAATGGGCCGAATCCAAACGCCAGCGACTCACTGGCGCGGGCCTACGATGGCGGATGGACAGAAACGGGCGCAGCCTGCGAGGGCTCGACCGGCACCGCGTCGCGCTATTTCTACGCCGCTGATTGGATGCTCGACCGACTCGAAGCCGCCGATCCGGTTGCCTACATCGCAAAGGCGTCGACCGCTGAAAGAGAAGCCGGGCTCGACCCGCGTCAGACCGCGCTCATGCGGTTGCTCGACGAAGATGCGGCAGACTTCGAGGATCACGGCAGCATGCGTATCAGCAGCAGCCGCGATCACACGTTACGCCGTTGCCCCGAGCATGACAGTCCGATCCCATCCGGCAGCAATAGCTATACCTGCGGTTGCGCGATTGTACGCGGGGCTCAGTTCGATCCCTCGACCGATCAGCGAGTTTACAGCGGCAAGCGCTATACCGTGCGGCGTTGCCCTGAGCATGACAGTTCGATCCCATCCGGCAGCAACAACTATAGCTGTGGTTGTCAGATCGTCAGCGGGGCTCAGTTCGATCCCTCGACGGTCGACGACGGGCGCGACATCGCGATCGACAACCCGTACCAGAGGGGCGAAACGACGCGCCGCAATATTCACCCGACGATCAAGCCGATCAGCCTGTCGCGCTATCTGGCAACCCTGCTGCTGCCGCCGGCCGCCTATGGCCCCAGGCGCCTGCTAATTCCGTTCGCCGGGGCTGGGAGTGAGGCGATCGGGGCCATGCTCGCTGGCTGGGAAGAGATCACCGGCGTCGAGCTCGAAGCCGAGCATGTGGCCATCGCCAACGCGCGGCTTACATACTGGAAACAGCGCGCATGGGAACTGTCAGATCCCGATCGTAAGCCGACGGTTGTCAGCGCAAGCCCAGTGCCATCCGGCCAACGTGATATGTTTATGGAGGATTAACATGATCGACGAGCCATGGGCCTTCGACGGCCCCCCAGGCGAGATCACCGACTACGAGAAAACCTATGTCCCAGGTCGACAGGCCAAACCGATCCGGCGCGGCGCGACGCCTGAAGCCAAAGTATCAGCGGCGATCGACAACTATCTAACACTGCTTGATTTTTACGTGCTGCGCACGTCAGCAGGCATGGCCCAGATCGACGGGCGCAAGATGAGCATGGGCAGGGTTGGCACGCACGATCGCACCTGCTGCGCACCCAACGGCAGGTATGTCAGTATCGAGATCAAGAGCGCCAAAGGATCGCCCTCGACTGCTCAGCTACGCCAGAAGGAGTTTATACAGCGGCGTAACGGTATTGTCATCATTGCGCATAGCGTCGACGAGCTGAGATCGGGCCTGGCTGACGCCTTTGGAGCGCAAACAGTCGACGACTGGGAGAAGCTAGGCAAGGCCCGCAAGCGCAGCGGTTGACAACCTATGATATAATGCCGCCATGATGATAAATATCGACTGGGCTTCCTGGGGTGAAATCGTTCATCTTCGCCGCCGCCGCAAGAAAATCACCCAGCGACAGCTAGGCGTAATCGCCGGCTGTAGCTCGACGACGATCGGCGACATCGAGCGCGGCGAAGCGCACCCGGCGTACAGTATCGTGGTGGCAGTCTGCGCCGCGCTCAACATCGCCCCGCCGGATCACTCGACCGTCGAAGCATAAAAAAGAGCCCTGATCAGCCTGCCCGCGAAAGCTACTGATCAGGGCCGGAAGCTAGGAGTCTCCATGGCTATCATAACAGAGAAGATCGAACAGCGCAACGTTGAGACGATACGCCTCAACCCGGCCCCAGCGGTCGAGCCGCGCGATATCCTGATCGGTGCCGGGCTCGTCGTCGGCGGCGCGATCCTGGGCTGGGTTGGTCGAGCAGCCTTCTTGCCGTACGACTATTATCAGCTGGCATGGTTGGTGCCGGTCGTGACGCTGCTGATCGCCTGGGGGAATAGACATGAAACAGAATGAGAAGCCCATGGAGCGCTGGGAGTCCTGGCCCCTCTGGGCTCTGGGCCTGAGCAACGGATTAAACATTGTACTCTGGTACGTGCTGAGCATGGCGCGCGTCGACAGCCCCGAGCTGCCGATCGGCATTCTCGGGGCCCTGTCAGCCTGGCTGCCGCTGATCGTCGTCGGCGGGGCCATTGCGCAGGCGCTCAGCCTCGACGGTGCGCTGATCGCGACGATCGCTGGAGCCCGCCATGGTCGAGTCGGGATCTGGACATGGGCAACCATCGTCGGGGCTGGACTGTTCTCAGCCGCGATCAGCTATGCGGTGCACAGTGGCAAGATCGATCAGCTGCCGGGGCTGCATGTGGCATCGGCCGTGATCCTGATCCTGTACAATTTGCACCTTGCACAGCCCAGGAAACTGTTGACAGCACCTTCCGGCGCTACATCCGATCTGCCTGCCAGCGACGCCAGCGGCTACCGTATAACGGATATTTCGACGCCGGCACTACTGCCCGGCGACAGCCCAGCGCTGAAGCCCTGTAAATACTGTCAGCAGCCGGTTTCGCTGGCGATGGCGGGGCAGCACGGAAAGCACTACAAGCAGCATGGGATCTGCGTCGCTGGGTAACTGCCGCGACGCAGCATAATTCGCAGTGCAGCACTTTTGACGTAGATAGAATGTAAAGCTATGTTCTCAGGACGCACAACAACAACGATCAGCAGCCCAGCGCATGGCCCGCTCGACTATAACAGTCTGCGCCCCAGCTTTGCGACACTTGCGCCGCTCTTCGGGCTGACGATGATTAGCCTGCTGCCGATCGGCGTTGGCGCGCTCTTTGTCTACTGGGCCATGCCACTGTCGACCGGCCTGCAGCTGATCAGCGTAGTCTTCGGCGGGCTATTGGTATTGGCTGGGGCCCGATTCTTTTGGCCCCTGTCAGCCGATATCCCTGACGCCATCAAGCAGTATCATGCCATGGTCTATGCATGGCACTCTGCCGAGCTCGACAAGTACCAGACCGGCGATGGCATGATCACCGCTCAGCAAATGAGCGAATGGTCATACACTGAGCGCGACATGCGCCATGTGGCGCTGGCTGCCCTCTGGCTGATCTTGGAACAGCCCCGGTCGTTGTCGATCGAGCGCCTAACCAAAGGCCCGATGCAACTGAATATTGGCCATCGCGCATTCAAGCTCGTCGACATGACTCAGGATGGCGCGGCCGGTTTTCTCGACCTTTGCGCGCGTGCCGGCGTGATCAGCGGTCGAGGGCCGCGCACTGCCGGTACAATAGCGATATTGGATAGCAGGCAGGCTGCCATGAAGATCCTGAGCGAAGCCAGTCGCAACCCGGCAATGTTTGGGAGCGATAGCGATGGAAACTGATCCGCTGAAGCGGCTCGACGACTGGCAGGCGCTGTGCAACTGGCTTGAAGATCGCGCCTACAATGCCAGCTATAACCCGAAGTGTCGAGGTGCCTACCTGCTGAGCGGATACTACCCGGCGCGACGGACGATCAGTGTTGACGACATGGATCGGCTGCCGGCATTCGCTTACGGCGGTCGACCGGCATACTACAAAAAAGACGTACCAAACCCCGAGTATCAAGCCGAGCGCAAGCGCGCCGCGTACTATACGCTGATCGTCAAAGAGCGCCGCCGCTTGCAATTAGTCTATTGGTCGACCGGCCATGGCTGGCGGTTGCGCAAAGACTACCAGGCAAAGATCGACGCTGAGCGCGAAAGACTGTTGAAGGAAGGCCCGTAATGCTCTACTTGATAACATTCATCGTCGGCATCATCGCCGCTAGATGGCTCCTAAGGCCACTAGCGGCGCTCTGGCGTGCGGCGCTGTTTATCCTGAGCATTATCATTGCTTTTCGCATAACGGCCGTTGTGGTGCCGCTACAGCTTGATCTAGACTGGCATGGCTTCTGGGGTAGCGCGGCGCTGGGCCTGCTGTTCATGCTGTTCTTTGGCGGGGCATGGTTCTATCTGCTAGGATGGCGCGGCCGGGCTGCCGCAACCGAAGCCGAAGAGATTGATCGCGCTCGTCAGAAGGCGATCAGGGATCGGAAAGTCGCCTAAGCATAGCCGACGATCTGAAGCCAGATCACCGGAGTCCCCTGGGCCGGGCTGACGTAGCACAGCGGACCCGGCACCCAGCCCTGATCCATGTTGTCAACCCCAGCAACCTGCGAATTGACCGTAAAGAAAAACGGAGTCGCCGTCGTTCCGCACCTTGCGCGTACGTTGGCGATCGGCGCGTTCATCGTCAGTCGCACAAGATAGTTACTCGCAACCGGTACGCCAAACGTCGCCGGTATGTCGAGCATAACCCCAGCCGTCAGGCTGCGAGCTTCCCATGCCGGATTCGTCCGAACGCCCGGCAGCAGCGTAACGCCGCCGGCCGCCCATGGGTCGTCGACGCCCGGAATCGGATCCCAGTATCCGCCGACGAAGCCGGTTTTTGTAATCGTCGGCGACTGTTGCGGCACTGCCGAAGCCCAGGCCCAGAGCGATCCGTCTTGCATAATGCCACAGCCCCCAGCGGCGATCTGGGATACGGCGTCGACGCCGCCGCCGCGAAACGTGTGTACCAGTTCTCTGCTCAGGCTGCCGGGCCTGACGCGAAACACTTGCAGATCCTGCGAGGTGCCGCCCTTCTTTGCGATGGCGATCCCGTAGATGTTGCCGTTGGGATGATAGAACGTCGGCATGGCATTCAGGACATGCTCATAGCCTGCATAGTTCATCAGTGGGGTGAATAGCGCCATGTCAGGGCCTCATCGTTTCAAAAATCTTGTCGAAGCCTTGATTCTTGAATGCTTGGAGCAGCGTTGGTATAGCCGCAAACATGGCGTCGATCGTTGCCTTGTCGACATGCTTCAGGCCCTGCTGTCCTAAAAAGTCGCTATCCAGAAACGCAAGCGGCGTGCCGCCCGGGCCGCCGCTGTCGCGCCGCGCGCGCAAGGCGTCGAGGTTATACAGCGCTTCCATGAGATTCGGCGCTAATGCCGTCGCGTCGCGCGCAACCTTCTGACGTTTCTCGACCTGATCGACTGCCATGCTCTTTTCCTTCTTTTTAGGCAATAAAGTAATTAACCGTAAACACAATATTACCTGCCGCCTCGACCGCTACCGTCGTCGACGCCGCATTCGTCAGCGGGCTTTGCATCTCAAAGAATGCGCTATTATTTACAACGATGATCTGCGGCGTGCCATTTGCAAACGTGACGTTGACCGTACGCAAGCTGCCACTATAATTCTGATTCGCTACGTTTGCCGACGCAAGCGGGAGACTGATCCGCGCGTTGCCGGTGCCGGTTGCTGCTGTCCACACGACGGTGCCGGTTGCAACCATGAGCGCACCCACGCGCACCCATGCGCCTGATTGTGTTGTGTAGGTCGTTACACCGGCCGTTGTGCCGCCAACGTATGTCGGCACATAGGTGCCGAAATCATAAAACTGAGAGAAGCCCGGCACATTGCCCGGAACCTCGCGAGTCTCTGTCTGCTTCAGGCGCTGATTATTCTCATAGAGCAGCTTGAGCATGTCATTCTGATCGCTCATGTGACGCTCCTGAGCCCGCACGCGACACGCCGGCCGCTCTCGTCGATCCGCTCGCGGATCAGGTCGAGCCTAACATCAAACTGCAAACTATTCTTCTCAGCTGTCACGATGTCGCCTAGGTCGAAGTCTATGCCGCGCGTGAGTGCAGGCGTCTCGACCAATTCGCCCGTAAATAGGATCAGCGGGCGCGACGCGCGCAAACCGCTATCCGCCTCATCGTCGACCGCTGCTTGACTCGCAACATTTGTCGCATCGCGAAACTTCTCGATCCGCCCAAACGGACTCGCGCTTGCGCGCGTCGCGTCAAACGCCGTCCCGATCAGCCGATCGGCTTCTTCGCCCTGCCCCCCAGCGACAATAAAATTCGCCGCTTCGGTATAGTCGATAACTAAATGAGCGTCGATCAGGTTGCCCCGCGCCTCTGACAATACAACCGGGCTTGCGGTGCCAACCCTGCGATCGATCCCGCGCTGGGTTGCGTAGGTTCTGAGCTCTAAGGTTGATTCGGTTGGCGCGAATACTTCGAAGGTTAAGTAAACGCCTGCCGTTGTCGACGCCTGGGCTAGATCGGTACACACGTCGAGCAGGTTGCGCCGGGCCGCGCTTTTCGCAACCGATGCCCCCAGGCCCAGGTTAACCTGTTTGGTAAGATACGCGCTCACATCGGCGTACGTCTCAACCCCATCACGATCGGCCCCGACGATGCCAGCTAGCATATTTTCATTCACAAAGGTTTTGATCTGGTTGTCGGCTGCTGCCGCCGCCTTCGTCGTGTAAGTCGACCCGGCCGCATAGGCGATGATCCGCCGGTCGAGCAGGTTCGTCGCGTGATAGGCCCGAACGAAGATCGACGTTGGGCCATAGTCCAGATACCTGATCTGATAGATCGCCCCGTTGTCGAGGTATGGCGGGGCCCCGTTGATCGAACGCCACACACCGATCCGCCCATCCTCGATCAGAAATTGCGTGTTAAAGCTGTTGGGTAGCGTCGTCTCCAGCACGCCAACGGCCCCAGGCGAACAGTTCAGCGTTACGTCGAGCGGCACCGTCGCAGTACCTGCCCCGCCCGGCGTGCCGTACGTTGCGCACTCGACGAGCGGTACGCCAAACGGATCGCCGAATCGCAGCGTCGTAAATACTGCCATTATGGCACGTCGTCGAGGCTGGCATAGGCCGGCCGATAATACAGCGTCGCCGTAACGGTGCTCGCTTCGCTCAGCACATTAATCACGTTTGGCCCAGGCTGAAGAAAGAAATCAGCTGTGTTCGATCCGGCCATGATGTTGCCCGCGACATCGCCTAAAAAGGTCGACTGGAATGAAAGATTATCCGGCGTAAAGCTCAGGGTAACGGTTTCGCCCGGCAGCATCGTCAGGCTCGTATAGATCGCCCGGTTGGTTGTCGTATTGACGATCTGATAAATGCGCGATGTGCCGCTCGACGGTCCAGTTAGGACAACAACCGGATACGATCGCGCGCTGCCGGGGTTGGTAATCGTCGTCGTGCCGGCCGCCGTTGCGGTGCCGGTCGTACTAAAGCCGACATACAGCGTCTGATTCTGATCGTAGGCGAGCGCGTTGATCCGTGGGGCCCCAGGTAGATTAACATCCGGCGACAGGAACTGCGCGCCATTCCACAACAGAAAGTTGTCGATCGGTGTGACGCCGCTTGCGCTTGCGAAGGCGTCGCCGCCGACGTACAGCAAATTAGCACTCGGGCTGTAGAGCATGGCGAATACCGCAGGCGTCCCAGCGGCAGCCGTAATGCCGCTCGACAGCGGGGCCCACTCGACCCGGTTATTCTGCGCGATCAGGCTTGCGGTGATCGACCCGGCCGCCGTAAAGCTGCCGCCCGCGAAAAGGTTGGTCGAGCTGTTAAAGGCGAGCGAGTATACCGCCGCGTTGAGCGTCGAGCCCAGCGAACTGAATGCAGTCCCGTTCCATTTCGCGGCGATCGGCACCGCCCCGCCAAAGGTGCCGGTACTGCCCGCATAGATGTTGCCCGCGTTGTCAGCGATGATGGCATTCACGTCAGCTGATGCGCCGGTCGACAGTGCAGACCAAACGCCAGCCGGAGTCATCTTCGCAATACGATTAGCGGCGACGCCGTTGATTGTCGTAAAGGTGCCGCCAACGTACAGATTGCCGTTGCTGTCGAATGCGCACGCCGCAACAATGCCGTTTGGAGCCCCCGAGCCGGTGATCGACTCCCAGTTGCCGCCATTCCAGCGCCCGAGGTTGGCCGTATTCGCGACGCCGCCGAAATTCGTTGCGATGTCGCCGCCCGCGATGATCTTCCCATCCGGCGCAACCGCCATGCAGTAGACCGCGTTGCCGGTCGAGCCGGTTCCCATGGCGGCCCAGGTGCCTGCCGACGGCGTATAGACCGCGACATGATTCGTGCTGCCGACGCCGCCCATGCTGGTAAAAGGCCCACCCGCGTATATCTTGCCGTCGAGCCCGGCTGTAATGGCCAGCACGCCGCCGCCGGCCGCGCCGCTGCCGAGTGCCGACCAAACGCCAGCCGATGAGCGCTGAATGATCGCGTTGGCGTTCGTGACGCTCTGCTGCACGCTGAGCGCGCTGCCTGCCTCGCCATCGGCCAGCACAACGCCCAGATACTGGGTAAACGTGATCGGCGCGACGCTGGCAATGTGGTTGTCAGTCTGCCCCTCGAGTCCCCCTTGATATTTGCCGATCAGTCGGCAGGTTGTTGTTTGCACTACGTCGCACTCGTCGACGACCTCTCGCAGCAGCATTAGGCGCTGATCGAGCGCAACCAGATCGCGGTCGAGCAATCGCGACAGGCCCCCGCGCTGTTGCCGCAGGCTCAGGTATTCGGCTCGACTTTCGAAGTTGCCCTGAATGGTAAATTGCCGACTGGGCTTGCGGGTATAATCGTCGTATCCACCGTCGATCCGCGCGTATTCGGTTGCGACGTTCTGCGGCGGGGCCAGCCCCAGGCCGATCAGGGCTGTCAGAAAGAAGCCAAACGATTTGAACGGTATCACCATGCCCCCCGCGCGTGTAAGGCCCGATCGCACGCTCGTCGAGCCGTGCGGCGTGCCATTCCAATAGTAGGCGACGGGATTCTGATTCGGCACAAAACCGGGTTGACTGCCGTCGAGGTAGGTCGACACGGTTTCGCCGGCCGCGATCGCCTCGACCTGGGCCCCGTCGACGTAAAACGGCAGCGTGCTAGCGTTGGTGCCGGCCTTCTGGACTGCCAGGCGCCTACTTGCCGAGCTCGTCTCAGTGTAGTATCCATACACCCACTGCCAACGCCCGGTTGCGGTGAATGTTCTTACACTCAGCTGCACATTGCCGGCCGTGTTGTTAATACTGATCGAGTATGTCAGCCCGGCAACGCCCAGAATCTTGATGCTGTAGGCATACGTTGTGCCGCTGACGAGCGCAACTGTGTCAAACTGGGCCCCATCCGTTGTTGTCGCTGATACTGTAACCTGCAAACTATACGCGCCGTGGTACTGCTGAAGCGTCGATCGCGCGATGCTGCCGCCGCCCTGAGCAGCCCAGCCGGTTGTATTCGTCTCAAGGCTGGGATTCGACACAAGGTTGATCCGCGCAACCGGCACAACAACGAAGATCCGATCGTCGAGCGGATAGCCGTTGACGATCGGCGGCAGCGTAAAGTAGTTGCGTGTTTGAAACATCATAGGAGCGCTGCCCCAGCTATGGCCATGCTGTCATGAATGGCGCGCGGGCTGTTGTTGGTGTAGACCGGCATGTTGACCGTTGTGCTTTGATTGTAGCTGGTTGTCGCGCCGGTATAGGCCGGGTTGGTTGGCACACTCGACGGGTTTGCGATCTGATTGTACATACTGCCGAGTAGGTTGACGATCGCGATCTGATCGTCAGTCAGGCTCAGCCCAGACAACGCCGCAATAACATCGTTGATCTGATTCGCGATATCCTGAGCAGGGCTCGTCGCGCCCTGCTGTTTTTTGTAGAATTGATCGAGCTCAGCATCCTGGGCGCGACTGATCAGGATCAGTTGCTGATTGAGCCGGGCCTTGTCTTCGTCGGTTGTGGCGTCGGCGATCTGTTGTCGAATCTTGAGTAATTCAAACTCATGCGCTGACGCCATCTTGAAGTAATCCGCCTGGGCCTTCGGATCGGCGAAGAGCTCTTGTGCCTTCTTCAGCTGAGCGTCAAGATCCTGTCCAACGATCTTTTGTTGGAACGCATCTTCGATCTTGGATACGTCGTCGAGGTTCTTTGCGATCTGGCGATCGATGCTGGCAGTCGCGCCGAAGCCCCCAGCGATCGCATCGTTCATCGCTCGGCCAATGTTTTCCATTTCGTCAACTAGATCCGCGCTCAGGCCCCCGATCAGGTTGGTCATCTCGGGCCATGTGTTTTCGACGCCTTGCATCAGGCCCAGCACAAGCATCTGACCAAAGTCTGCAAACATTTGCGATGGCGACTTGATCCCAAAGAACGCTTTTACGTCGTCCTCGAGCCCGCTCAGCAGGCCCAGCACCCACGATACGAAGCCATCCCATGAGTTGCTGATACCCGAGCGAATACCGGCGACGATGCTTGTGCCGATTGCGCTCCAGTCGATCCGCTGCACGATGTCGACCATCGAATTCCAGTTGTTTTCCCAGGTCTTAATAATATCGGCGATCGACGTATCAAACAGGCCCGCGATCACGTCAAGAAAGCCCTTGAAGGCCCCGGTGATCGCGTCCCACTGGGCCTTGCCGATCGCCTGCACATCTTTCCATGCCTTGTCCCAGTCGCCATGGATCAGGTCGAGGGCCAGCTTCAGCACGCCTTTTATGGTTTCGAGCGCGCCCGTAATGATCGACGTGATCATGTTCCATGCGCCGCTCAGGATCTTTTGTATCTCGCTGCCGTGCGCATTGATAAAGTCGGCGATGGCGTGCAGGATGGGCGGCACTACCGATCGGTAGACTTCAAGAGCCAGGTTGACGATCTGTATAATATCGTTCCATGCGGTCTGAAAGAAGGCGCTGATCTCAGTGCCATGATCGTCGACAAATTTCGCGACGACCGGCAGCACGGCCTGCGCAACCGCCATATAGGCCCCGGCGACCTCTTCGATCACGCCTTGCGCATTCTCCCAAGTATCAGACAGATCAACAACCGCACTGTCCAGCGCCGCGCTACTTGCGCCGCCTTCGCCAAACCACTTGATCAGATCCTGCACACCGCCAACAAGATTCTGAATCAGATCGCCCGGCAGCCCCAGGTCACTAGCCAGGCCCCCGATCGCCTCAGCGAATTCGCTCGAGCTGCCGCCCGCGTCAGTAAAGGCCCCAACAATTTCTTGCACGTCAGCAACAAGCACATCGATAACGCTTGCGATGCCTTGCATCGTTGGCGAGAGTTTATTGAACGCCTCATCATCGCCAAAGATCGCCGATGCGAGATCAGTTAGGCTATTGACAGCCGGTGCTATGTAGCCGTCGAGCAATTGGCCCAGGATCGGCAGCAGGGCCGATCCGATCGTAATCTGTAGCGCCTCGACCGATCCTTTTGCGTTATCTAGTGAAGTCTCAAACCCGGCCTGCTTGAGTGCAGCCGTCTCAGCAACGCCGTTGGCCTTGTCCATGGCATCGGCCATGTTGCCGTACGCAAGCGATCCGCCATCGGCAAGGGCTGCCGCCGCGCTCATGGCGTCGTTGCCAAAGATTTGCTGAAGGGCCGCCGCCTTCTCTTCTTTTGTTAGTCCCTTCAAGCTATCTTGCAGCAGTTGACTCGCCTGCTGGAAGCCGACGAAGTTGCCCTGAGCATCATAGAAGGACGATCCGGCTTCCTCTGTAAACAGCCCGAGCGCTTCCATGGCCTCAGTCGCGGGTTTCGTCGTCGGCTGCAGCCGGGCGATCAGGTTCTTTAAACTGTTGCCAGCTTCGGAAGACGACGCGAATCGCGGTGCTAACAGCGCAAGCGTTGTTGTCAGATCACCGAAGCCGACGCCGGCTGTTTTCGCGATGCCCTGAGCATTAAAGATACCGCGCGACAGCCCCTCGACATCGGTTGCACTGGCATTCGCCGCCTTCGCCATAAGATCGGTTGCTTCGGTTAGGAACGCCGTCTTTTGCTCAGCCGTCGCCGTTGCGTCAGTCCAGCCCCCGAGCACCTTAGAACTGATCTCGGCCGCCTTGACAAGATCGCCGTCCATCGCCGCAGCTGCAAACTGAATGTTGCGCTCGAGGCCCCCGGCAGCGATGATCGCCGGGTCGATCCCGCCCTTGACCATTTCGGTCGCAGCCTGCTGCACTTCGCTGGTTGAGACTGGCAGCCGCTTGCCGATGTCGAGGAATAGATCGCGAAAGTCTTCAAGCCCTTTGGCGTCGACATCCTTGCCGGCGACAGCTTGAAAGTTGAGCATGCCGGATTCAAATTCGCCCGCAAGCCCAACCGAATCCTTCAGAAAGCCGCCGATCGCCTTAATGCCCTGGGCCGCAAACTCGACCAGCGCCGCGCCAACGTGGCGTAGGGCCCCAGTCATCACCTCTTGAAAGGCGCTGGCTGACTTGTCGCTGCTGCCCAACGTCTTATAGAAGCCGGTCGTTGACTGATCGGCTTTGTTCATATCGCTGACATACGCCGCGACGCCTTGCGCTATAAGTTGGACGCCGGCTTCATCTAAGGCCATTTATCGCCTGCTAGCTCGACGCTGCTTGCGCAACCGGTCGAGGGCTTCTTGATACTCAAACCCATGCTCGATGTCGTACTCGGCAACATACGCTGCCTGATCGTCGCCGTCGAGATCCCTGAAGTATTCCCAGGTTAGCCCGCGCCATTTCGCAACCCGGCGCAGCTTATAGATCCATGCGTACGACTGCGATCCGCGCTTGCCCTTGAAGCGATCAAGCGGCGTTCCCTTCCAAGCTGCTTGGAAACATCCTGCGGTGTAATGCTACCTGCGCTTCCTGGGGCAGTCCTCGACCGAAGACTTCCATAAACAGTCGCGATTGGTCTTCGTTGGTTGGCGCGATAACATAGCCGAGATACGCGGATCGATCGTTCTCTGGGAGCTCGATCCCCAGCATCGCATAGGTTTCGCGCAAGTCGGCAAGCCGAGCTTGATCGACATCGAAGACGAGCCCGATCCGCTCCATGATCGTCAGCAGCTTTTGGCTTGTCTTCGACGCGACAGCCCCACGCCATTCGCTCATGGCCGCGATATAATCCGGGTTGTGTTCGTTGGGGATATCGCGAAACACCCCCGGCTCAGTTTCCATGCTCTGCGTTGGCACCGCCGGTCGACTGTCTTCTAAGTCGCGCTCAGCGGCAGCCTGGGCCTTGCCCATGATATCGCCAGGCTGCCGGTTGAGCCGCACGGTTATACCGCTCGACAACGTGATCGACTGGGCCGCAACAGTCTTTGCGGCCCCGTTCGATCTAATCAACTCTTCCGTGATCGTCATATGTCCCCCACAAGGCCCCTAGGAAGCGATTACAGCGATTAGAGCAGCGTAGGCGCCCCACTGAGCAGCACGCCGTCTGTAAGGCTGCTCGCAAGCCCAGCGACTAACAAGTAATTCGCCGCGATCCCGATGTCGGCTGCCGTCGGATAGGCGAGCCGATTCGCCCGCGCAAACACCGGCCATGATCCGATGCGAACCGTCGAGGCGTTATCGGCCCAGGTGCCGCCGCCGTCCAACGACGTGATCAGGTAGGCGACGCTCGACAGCGCGTACGCAACCCAGACGACTTCCCGCGTCGCGTAGATGATATCCTGCACGGTGCCGCCGGTTCGGGGCAGTCCATCAATGGCCCACACTGCGCCATTGTTGACCGTGTGATAGACGTTGCCGTTGCTGCCGCCAACTCGAAAGTCGCGACTGTTCAGCACGGCGACCGCTGTTAACGTTGTTGCCGCTGGGGCCGTCACGGTTGCCCAGGTCGAGCCGTTGTTGATCGAGCGATAGATCCGGCCGTTAGCACCGACGGCCATGATCGTCTCAGCTGCGCCCGTAATGCGATTGAAGTTATCGGTGCCGCCGCTGTCGAGCAACGTTGGCGCGATGGCGATGTCAGCCGTACGATAGATCCGGCCCGAGCTTGCGCAGAAGTAGATCGCGCTCGACGACTGTACATAGACATCGGTCATGGCCACTGGCAGCGTGACACTGTTCCATGTCGACGGGGCCCCAGTGTCCTGATTGATCGCCGTCCAGAACAGAGTCGTCGCGTTCGTGCCGACGAAGAGCACCGACCCGCTGATGTCGATATACGCGGGCTCAGCAGTCAGGCCAATGCCCGTAATGCTCGAGGTTGCCCATGTTGCACCGCCGTCGATCGAGTAGACAAGTTGCCCGGCTGCTGAAGGGCTGCCGACGTTGGCGCGCGTAATCGCATACTGTAGCAGCGTGCCATCATTCAGCACACCGCAGTTGCCGCAGGTGTTAACGGTGCCATATATGGCGTCGATCACCTCAACCACGACATCAGTTGTCGCCTCGTCGCCAAAGCTCACAACGCCAACCGGATAGATCGCGATGCCCTTTGCGTCAACCGAGTCCTTCAGCGGGTCGTCGCTATCCATGGCCATGCGGGTGCCGAGATCAACAGTCCCCTCAAACTTCATGCTGCTGTAAATCAACATGTAGCTTTCCCAGCCGCGATAGAAGTCTGACAGATCGGCGCATCGGCCGTGCACTTCGTACAAATTGAACGCGCACAGCGGCGCTGTTAAGACACGCGGGATGCCGCCCCAGCTTTCCAGAAAGACGAGTGACACGGTTGGCAGATCGGGTGCGCTGAGCGTACGACTGACGAGCCGATACTTATCCGGCCGCCGGGGATCTGGTACATAGATCGGGTCGATCGATCCGTTCGTCGGCAGGGCTGCGCCATCGATGAAGTTGTATTCCGTGTTGATCCCAAAGAAATAGCGCGGCCCGCCTGGGCCCGCCGGCTGATAGAATGAGCGCGTGCCAAGCTGCTTGATCAGTTCGCTGTCGTCTAAGACGGTGCCTGCTGCCATGGTGATTCTCCTTTAGCCCGCGTAGATGCCGCGAGTCAGTTGCTGCCGGGTCATGTACCGATAGGCGTATATCTGCCCGCGTCGACTACCTAGCGGGTTTGTAAGGTCATTCGGCGCGCTATACAGTTGATCCGTTGCGCCGGTGCGGCTAATGTCCCACTGCCATTCTGAGAGCTCCTTGTTGGCTGACGTGCAGGCGCAGATCGGCCGCGCAAGCTCAGCCGCCGCCAGTCGAGCAACGACAACCGCTTCATTGTGTTGCATTTCGATCCCGTTGAGCGGCAGCCCAGCCTGATAGCGGATCGTGACGCTATCCGGCGGCCGGCACCTCGACCAATTGCAGACTGACATCCATGTGCCGCTCGTCGCATCATAGGCTGCCTGCCCAAACGCGACGATCCCGGCCCCGGCGTCGCGGATCGTCGCGCGACAGAGGGCTGTAGCCGTCGCCGCCGGATCGCTGTTGTTGTTTGGCGCCGGGCTGCAGCAGTTGCCCCAGGCCGGCCATGGCTGCGTTTCCCATGTCAGCAGGGCCATGCATGTATCGGTCGTCGTGCCAGTCGGATCGCAGTGCCGCTGGAATATTTCGATCGTTGGCGCGCACACCGTCGCCGCCGGGGCAATCGCGTTGCCCGGGTCGAGGGGCCCAGACGCCGCACCCTGATACCTAATAGGTCGTACCAGAGTCCATGTGTCGAATACCACCGTCGCGGTTGTGCCGAGGATGGAAACGGATCGCGGCTGCACCTCTGGCGGCGTAACGGGCCCGCAGTCGGCAGCGATAAACCGGGCGATCACCTCGTCTTCAGTCGTACCGGTTGGCACGGTCGCGACAGCGGTTGCGGTTTC